CAAAATTTTATTTGGGAGAGCCATTTTGAATTCCTTAAAAAAGTTAAATTATTTATCTTATGTAGGAATATCTATTGTGCAATCGAGGTAAATAGTATGAAGTCCAATTTCGTCATCGTATGAATTATAAAGAAAATCCACGTCGATTTTAGAAACGTAAAAACCACTTACACCACCAAACTGCCCGTTATATCCATGCAATTCTTGTATTATTGTATTTGCTAAACTAAAACAATCCTGCAAATTTACAGCAAAAACACTTGTCTGAAAAATTGGTCGATCAATACCTTTGTTGTTTTGATTTACGCCGGTATAAACTTCTTGATGAACATTTCTCAAATTCCAGGTAACAAACTTTTCTTGTGTCGCATAATTACGATTAAATGAAGCGTAAACAGGAGCAGGCAAAACTATGCTTGTCAATTGAGCTTGAATTGCTAAAGCATAATCGGCTGCGTTATTTTGTGCCATTTTTAAACCTTTGTAACCGGATCATTGCGGTAGCACATAAACGTAATTTTTAACCTGTCATTTGATTCCGTTGCGGTTTCAATTCGCCAATCATTATCGCGCCATTTTATAGAATATGCGTTCTGATTTTCTGCAATTTCGCTAGTGTACGGTGTAAAGTTAAAAATAAAATTAATTAACTGATTGTAGACTCGATATTTTTCAGTAATTGCAAGTGATGCTTTTACTTGCTGCACTAGTGGTTTACTTTCAAATTTTATCGTTTCAGTCGTTACTGTTTCGCCGTAAGCATTTGTCGCAAACGTCAAATTATATACTTGCACTTTTTCATATCGGACAATACCCATTACATCACCAAAGGCTTATATGGGCGCAACAATGTATCAACGCCCAAAGGAATCTGTTTTAAATTTAATTCCGTTGACTGACTGCGATTATTGTACAAATGAGTAAACCAAAGCAATGCCGCTTGCTTAATTACTGGATAAGTTGATAGCGGAGATACTGCAAGCGTATAAGTTGCAATAACGGGCGCAGTCATTTGCGGGTTGATATTGCTCGGCAAATTTGTGCAAATAATCTTTTTACCAGTGGGATCGTAATAATAAGCAGAGGCGTCACAGTTGTCAGCACCGGAACAGTTGAATCATTGTAAAACTTTATTGAATCAATTGTAACGCCGCCTTGCGATACTTCTGGCAAGTCTAAGCACAATGGTGATCCGTACAATGCAGACCCACCGTAATAAACGCTGTATTGAACGCCAACAATTGCTAAGCCCAAATAATCCTCAATAGTCATGCGAATAGCCAACTCGAGCGAGCTTAAAAATGTATCCTGACTAGAATCAGAATACAAATTTAATTGTTCTTTGATTTCAGAAAGCGTTAGCCATACAGTCGTTACATTACGATTTGTCTGTTCAAACCATTCATAATTAAACGGGTTGCGAGTTGGCGCAAGCTGAACATACCCTAATCCGGTTTCTGAGGATGACATAATTAAGCAGTTGCAATAAGTCGAACGCCAGCAAAACAATCACGAACGGTTGATACCATACGCTTTTCAGCATACAAATTTATAAAACCGGGTTGCGTTTGAACCATAGCATGTACCGACATTTCTTCAACATCAGCAATTGTTAAAAACTTAGGCCAGTTGGCAAGATAAATGGAAATTGCGCCTGTTGATATCCACGGGTCAAGGTAAGGATTGCACACAACAGGCCAGCCAAAGACATTAACAACCGAGCCGCCATTGTACGTGCCGGTTTCTACAAAATAAGGCGCATTGCCAGCCGTTAGAGATTTGGTTAGCACATCAATGGCGGTTGGATGCATCATCCAAGCAGTACCAGGGAGCGACCAATACTGGCCAGGCAAGGCCTTGCGCATATTTGATAGCGTGGTTTTGTTTAGTCCTGAAATTGTCGAACCCACCGTTGCAATTGTATGAATGCCGTTTGTAATCGCTGTGCCGCTAGTGCCGAACGCCGAGCTTTCACCAGCCTCGCCAAGATAACTGTTCAAACCACGAAGCCCATCAATTCCGCCTGTGCTAGTCGTAGTTGAACCAGATTGATCGTTATTAACAGCAACTGAGCCGCCTTCTAAGGCAGCAAATTCCATCATTAAATCTTCTACTAATTCATTGTTTAACCCGTTTACATCGTCTAACACAGACGTGCGCACAGGAAGTTGCGCCGTAATTACTCTCGTGGGTAATTGCCAAATTGAAGTATTTATATTGGGATTTCCGCTGTTCGGATTAATTGCATAACCCCAAGGATTTGTGCTATTTGCAGCGTTACCAGTTTTGGCAACAAATTGAACGCTGGACATATTTGGCACATAAATCTGCTTAGAAAATTGTCGAAATGGGTTGGCATATCGGTATGAAGAAAATGCATCATCAAAGAACGTGCGACCGCCGACATTATTGCCGCTTCCGGTCAATGCCGATGCTTCGCGCAAATCAATCTTGACCTTGTTACCAGTCTCAAGAGTTGATTTTATGCCTTGCAAAATTTTATCGGAGATTTTCATTTTTGATGATCCTGAATTCTGTAAAAAAATCTCCAGCAGGGTTAGCCGCTGGAGGATACCTATTGTTTAGGTTGAAGTGCCGGTCGAACGATAACGAATCAATGCGTTAGGATCAACGACCGAAGTTGCCAAACGCTTTTCGCCAAAGAAGGTAATAAAGCCCGGAAGCGTTTGGTCATAACGTCGCATCACCATATTCAGACGATCAACGATAGCATGCGCTCGTTGCCAGTCCCCGAAATACATTGGGAACAGGGAAGTTGTGCCAACAGAACCAGTAGCGGTTTGAGATGGCGTGTCCAGATATTTATTTACAACAACATCAAAGCCGAGCAACGTACCGACAATGCCGTCATTGCGCGATAAACCATCAACGTAAATTGGGCGACCTTGCGAATCAGTCAGACCACGGATTTGCGACAGCAAAATTGGACTAACCATAAATTTTGTAGTAGCAGTCCAATATTGTTGTGGCAGAGCGTAGATAAAATTAACTACGTCTTTATAACTGATATTTGATGCGCCAACAGTATTAGCGTTAGTTGTCAGTTGGTCGTAAGTTGCCAGCGAATGCAGGCCGGAAGTGCTGCCAGTGCCGCTATTTCCAAATGCTGCAACAGTAGTCGAACCGCCAGCATAAGTTGCAGCTTGACCGGCATATTGATTCAGACCCCGAAGGCCGTTAGAGCCGCCATAGGGCAGTGACGTTGCACCTTGATCGTTGTTTTGAATCATTGACAGACCTTCAGCCTGCGAGAATTCAACAAGCATGTCGTCAACAACATTTGCTTCTAGGCCGTCAATGTCATCAAGCGCAGCAGTACGAATTGGAAACTGGACATTCAAATCTTGCAGAACCAATTGCCAGATTGTCGTGTTTTCAGTAGTTGCCGCGCCATTGTTTTGAATTGCATAACCCCATGCAGAGCCAGCATTGCCCGTTTTAGCACGGAATTGATACGATGATCCATCAGTGGAAACAGTGCGTGATGCGCCTCGCATCGGATTAGCTAGGCGCAAAGCAACGAATACTGGATCATAAGCAGTACGACCACCTTGGTTGTTGCCGCCGCCCGTCAATGACGACGCTTCTTTCATGTAAGACAGTTGCTGTGATTCGTCAGCAAAAATTTTCAGTTCTTTTTCAGATCGACCGCCAGCTTTGTAAAATTGAGAGAGTTGCTCTTTAACCTTGCGGTTTACATCTGCGCGAACGCCAGGGTTGGCGAGAACAATCGTTGGCGCCTGAATTGATGCAACTTTGGCTTCAAGAGCCGATACTTTTTCAGCAAACACAGCTTCAGCAGCGGCAATTGCTTCTGTGATTTTTACGTCAGCAGCAGCGGCAGCTTCAATTTTTACAGACGCTTCAATAGCATCCAGTTTTTCCATAATTTCTTTTGACATGATAGTCCTTTAAGATTTTTTTAAACGGGAATCTAATGCCTTGAGCAATGCTCTATTTTCAAGTGCGATTAGAATTTCAATAGCCGCATCCGAATTAGCATCACGCATTTCGGGAGTGGTTTCGACAATTTTGGTTTCCGCATCACGCTTAACCGTTGCCTTGCCAATTACAGACGCGGCTTTTTTCGCGTCAGTCCGAGAAAACCCTGCTTCTCGCAGTGCTTTCTCAAATACTTTTAAATCCGCTGTGCCATCTTCGCGGAAAAATTCTAGCCGGCTAATGTTAGACATTGGGTTATTGGGTTGCATCACGATNGANACTTCAGTCAATCCGCCTTTTGTGATCTGGAAATAACCATCTTGGTCCATGCTATCGACTATATTCCCCATTTCATCGGTCATGCAATATTCGTCAGCATACGCGCCAACAGAAACGCCNCCGACCATCATTGGGGATTCTTTCATGATGGTATACAAATCTTTGCCTGCGCTGGTATTGACAAACATTTTGCCTTTTCCAATCATGCCTTCATCGGTAAACTCAAATTCATCCCATTGACCAACCGGCATTGACATATCGTCGTGCTGAAAATACATCGGCAAAGGCTTGCCAATTTCCGCAAAGTTTTTTGCAAACTCTTTAAACGGTCCTGGCTGATAATTAAATCTCCGACCGTCTGCACCTTCTCGTGGCCCAAAGGTAGTAAGCATGGCTTCAATCTTGCCGCCAAAATCCATTGATTCATCAGCAGACTTGGCAAGTGCTACTTGCGATTCAAAAACGAAAGTAACGTTTTTAGTCATAAAAAATCACCTTTTTTTGCTTCATTGCATTAACCATAATCGGTTTTTTAATGCGTTTATTTGCGCTTTGTTTTATTTTATCTGCAATCTGTTTTTGCGTTGATTGCTTTTGATCGGGCATCATGCTTTACCCGCTGCACCTGTTTTTCCAACTGTGCCGGTATTGCCGCCGCCGCCCGTGTCTTGTGATGATGAACCCGTAATTGGCTCTTGTTTATTGCTAGATTTATTCAAGGTATTTGCAATATTATCATCAATTTCAGATTCTCCCAAATATTTACGCGCTTCATTAGGCGTGAGTATTCCAGCATTGACTCCAGCAACCACATAATTCATTTGGTCAAGGGGCGCACCTTTTAGAAAATCTTTGGTTTGAAATTTAATTAAAAGATTTGGATAACCTTGCAATAACGATGCTTTTAATTTTTGCTCAATATTTTGAATCATTGGCGACATAGTGGATTTATAAAATTCATCCAGCATTGTTTGCGTATTATTAAATTTGCTTTCGCCAACACTCAGCATTTGCGGAGGAACGCCAAATAATCCGCATATTCGCTTCATTGTTTGTTCTTTTAATTTTGCCAAATCAGCATCTTGCAAACTTAACATTTTAACGGGCTCGTATTTCATGCCGTTGTCGAGCAGCATACCTTGCCCCGGTTTTGATGGGTCAGTATTGCGAGACCCGGTTAATTGCGACCAGCCTTCCTTGAGCCTTGCGGCAATTTCTTTATATTTTGAGTCAGGGATAACTTGGTCAGTAATAAAAATGCCGGATGGTTTTGCACCGTTTTGCATTACGTAGTTTGCATACAAATCAATATCTTGATCTAAGCCTACCAATTCAGTCGCCAGTATGCCTTTGTTAAAACCAGCAGAGCCTTGCCAAGCCGCTTCTTTGGTGTGCATCACTTGCCATGCAGAAATCGGTTCGTCTTTGCTAAATCCGTAAGATGGTGTTGAAAGTCTATATGTAGGATACCGAGCAGGGGTTAGCTGTGCCGTAATAAGTGTTGAATCCAGAATGTACATTTCAAGCGGAGTTAAATCCTGCTTTTCTTGATCTTTGCGCCATAGCAAAGTAAATGCTTCACCAGACAAATCAAGCCACATTGAAAATTGATACCAGAATTCATATTGCGATTGAAAATTATTAGGATTGGCCAACAAAGCATACACTTGTCGAGCTTTGATCTTGTCACGCGAGCCAATAGACTGGTCATGGCAAGCATTAACTAATTCATCTTTAGCGTTGTATGCCATGATTTCAACGGGCAATTGCGACAGTGCGCGAGCTTTTACGCCGACACAAGACATAATTGTACTATTGCGCGACAGCACCGACATATCAACAGCGCGACCTGCTTGCGTTGCGCTGCTAGTAGTAACGTATAGCATTTGCTGGTACGCTTGCGACGCGCCAGCATTTCGAATAACATTATTTCCTAAACTCGTCATTCCAAAAAGCGTATTACTTTCAACACTTTTTGAGCGTTTAAAAATATCTAGAAAAGCCATAATGACACCTTAAAATGTTCTGAATCCGTAAGATTCACCCATAACAGGGTGATCTAATGAGCAGTGCATTGCAATTATTAAGGCAATTATCCCGTCAACTTTTGCGCTTTTATCTGCTTCATTCTTTCGTATTTTAATGTTTCCGTTGACATCTGTATACACCTCGCAATTTGCAAGCTGCCAGCCCAAAAACGGATTGCCATTATGTTTTATTTGATTGCCTAAAATTAACTTTTCCAAATGTTTAGACGGATTATTTAAAACCGCCATGCCTTGCCCAACTTTTTTTACCGGCAAAGCAGAATCATGTAATCTGGCAATTAAACTTGCCGCATTATACGCGTCATAACCTAATTCTTTAATATTGTATTTTTCTGCTTGCTGCATAATGTATTCGGAAATTTCCCGATCATCCATTACGTTGCCTTCTGTTAAATGCAATATTCCTGAATCTTTTGCATTTCTAAATATGTCATGGTAATGCTGAGGCACATGATTTAAAGAATCTTCCGGTAAAAAGAATTTAAACTCTGCAAAGTAATCATCTTCAGAATAACGCTTTAAAGTGCAGACCGCATTTAAATCTCGAGTTGCTGCCAAGTCAAAACCAAGAAACACAGCTTCCGGTACTCTATCGCTAGATTGCGCTGTGCAGTCATCCCAAAGCGAGCGATCAATCCACGAAGCGTTTGCTGATACAAAAACGTTTAGAGTTTTGCACAAGAATTCATTAAGCGTTGCGGGTTTATACATTGCTTCCTCAGCCCGTTGCTGAATAGCGTCTTGAAAAACCGATATACCATGCATAGGATTTGCTTTTGCCCAAATAGCAGGGTCGTGCCAATCATCTTGCGGGTCAAGGCCGTATAAAAGACCAAACCATCGTGGATTGTCTTTGGCTTCGCCAGTAAGCATGGTTTGATACATCAGCATATCTTCGTAAAACTTTGTATCTTTTGTGAAAGATGCTGTTGTAATGTAAATGCGCAATGGATTTTTACGCGCCACCATTCCGGAGTGCAAAACTTCAATTGAGTTGCGATCTATAATTTGCGATGCTTCGTCAATAATCGCGCACGATGGATTAAGACCATCGCCTGTCTTTTTAGTGTCACGTGATAATGCTTTAAACATCGATTGAGAATCGCCAATCTTTGTAATTTGATGCTTTTGTTGATTAAACGCTTTTGACAATTCGGGAGGCATTGATTCAATTGCACCGATTGCCGATGTAAATACAATACTCGCCTGCTCACGGCTGGTTGCCAGGGTATAGACTTCTGACCCAACTTCACCAAATGCTAATTCGTATAACCCAATGACAGAAATAAGCGTTGATTTGCCAGCTTTGCGAGGAATGTAAATAATTACGTCTGTTACCATTCGCTTGCTTTTATCTTTTTTTGATCGAAACCCGTAAATGGCGCAAGCCAGCAATATTTGAAAGGGTTCCAATTTAAACGGCTTGCCTGCAAAAGTTCCTTTTGTATGCTTAAGCATCGAAACAAATTGCAAAAAATGGTCAACTGCTTCCGGTAAAAATTCCCATTCCCATTCTTTATTTTCTATTTGATTTAAAAATCTTTGGCAAGCAAGTAAGACGTTGCGGCAGACCAATATTTCGCCCTTAGCCACATGACCCGCGTATGTAACACCATCTTGCCAATTCACGAATTCCAGCCTTTCATAAAGGCAGCCATGGGTGAAGCATCTTCCAGCTTGTTAGCAGCAAGCCGAGATTTTGGCGTAAGTCCTAATTCGTTCATTAATTTAATAGAATTATCCATGGCTTTATTTGCAATGGCAATATATGGATTTTGTGCCAAGGTTTTGCCATCATTAATTTCAACGACCAGCGGCAAAGTTGGTTGCATCCGTTTTGCTTCAATGTACACATGCATTTGATCAGCAAGCATAGTTAGCGTATGCCTGTCTTGTGCCGAACCAATACCGTACACATTAAACAGATAGTCTGAAGTTTCTTTAACAAAAGATTCTTTGGAAAATAGTTCAGGATTGTTTGCCCACTCAGCAAAGGGGATGCGAGCTTTAATTTTTTCTGGCAGCAAAATTCCAGCATTCATTCCTTTGCTTCCATGAACCGCATGGACTTCGGGCGGTAATTTATGGCGGATTGTCATTTTCTTGCCCATTAAAATGCTTTTAATTCAATCCCCATATAGTCAAACTGTATATGCGGTTAATTG